TCGAAGCAATAGACTGTCTTCAATCCCGGTAATGTCAGTAAGTAGAAGGACTCATAAGGACTGTAGACAGAGCGGATAAGACTCAACACCTCGCCAGCTACAGCTCCCATCAAGTCATTACGTACGTTCTTAGACAAGTCTCTAAAGGGAGCTGACTTCTCTTGGATGGTACGCAGGACACTTCGAACACCTGTATCCGATAGGAAGATAATGTCTGAGCCTGTGTTCTGGATACTGTCACGAGCAATACAACCAATACCTGTCACTGCATCAGATAGCTTAAACACTCCTGTAGTCACCACATCCTGAGCACCCGAGTACACCAAGATATTGTTCTTACCGAAGATGAATAAGAATCCGTTGTGAGAGGCCAAGCCTGTCACGTTATCAGCGCCGTTAGGCCACACAGAGGTAACATCTAAAGAACCTGTAGAACCACCTGACCACTTGTGACCAGAGAGAATATCCGACCAATAGACAACAGCTTTCTCAGAGGTTGTGTCTGCTACCCATAAGCGTCCATAAGCAGACAGAACAATGTTACCTTGTGGGGGGGTTCCTGAGTGTCCTGTCTTATCGTTGAGCTTGTAATAACCTGTAGTACTCAAAGCGGGATCAAACACTATCGGCTCATGTCCACCTTGGAACAAATACAGAGCTTCATTCAGGCAGGCAATCTGCCAGTTGTTAGCTGTGATGGATGGAGCAGTTCCTCCACCTGCGTAGGTCAACTGAGTAAGTGTATTGCCTACCAGCTTGAATATCTTGTTATTACCTGTGCAGATAGTGTACTCAGAACCGTTATCGGTAACCAACTGACCAATGGCTGTGATATCGGCAGAGCCTAGAGCACCACTGGCAGTGTTCACCTTAGTCCAGCCTTTACGAGCACCTACACGACCATACTGATCAATGACACAGTTGGTAGCGTTAAGAGCAAAGCCTGATGCCAGATCAAGTGAGCTATCCTGAGTGTTAAGACCATAGAAGCCCGGAGCAGTGATAGCGAATGTTTGTATTGTCTGGGCCATTTACACAGCCTCCCAAGTCTCTTCCTCGATGTACCGTGAAGATTCAATAGCGATATAGTCAGACAAGGAAGCCTTGTACAGAGCATATGCTTCTGAGCTAGGTAAACCACCGTCCTCACCCCGTTCAACCACTGCTCGTGCAAAGGCTCCTAACACTACAGGCTCTTTAGGAGCAAGCATTGTGTCTGAGTCACCTTTGAGTTCATCCTGTGGGATGTACAGGTTAAAGTAGATGTTCAGATCAGGCTCAGGAACAGGATAGAAGTCAACCTTTGTATCTCCAGTGGTGTGAACACCGTTGAAGTTGTAATACATAGGTCTGCCGGGATTCATGTTATTGAGCAGATAAGCCGACATAGCTTTAGTGCTCAAAGGCTTAATCTCAGCCTTGTTGGTCATGTCCTGAGCATCAATGACCTTGAAGCGACCACCTGTACCAGTCAAGACATAACCGTAAGTATTATCTATTGTCTCAATGATCAAGGTATCGGTAAGAGCATTCCAGTTATAGGCATCCTCTACTTGTCGCTTGGCGTCATTAACCAATCTACCAACAAGTTTAGATAATACGTTTTCCTGAACGGTAGTTACTTCTGGTTCACGCATACGCACCAGAATGTCATTTACAAGTTCAAGGTAAGTAGGCAAAGCCATTATAAGTAACTCCAATAAAGTATTTCAAATATGATCACCAGAGGGATCCAACGGATCTAACACAGGTTCAAAGAACTTAACCACTGCTAACCTGTAACCAGTTGACTCTTTGTGATGCCGCTTCAATCGACTTGTGACAGTCAACTCTCGCGGCACTTCCAGCAAGATGATCGACATAACGAACCAGTTAACTAGCAAGTCTAAGATCAAGCCAATCACTAGAGTTGGGTAGCCAAAGACCTTACCCAAGGTAGTCAGCTTGCCCATGTCTTTAACACGCTTAATGTTCATAACTGCCGCATACCACACATACAAAGCATATGTGATAAGCAGAGATACACCGATGTAGATTAAGGCGTTAACCAGCATCAGGTGTCTCCGTAGGAAGTGGCGTGTTGCCCTGAGTGCAAAGCGGGCCAGCCAATAAAAGCGGATTTACACCATGAGGGATCATTGACGGGTCGAGAATTTCACCAGATGAAGGCGTTGCGGCTTGGGCTGCGGCTTGCTTGGCTTCGGCCCACGCATCAAGTGCAAGCTGAAAAGGCTCAAGCGAATTGATTTCTTCGTTGCCGGTCATCTTTCCCATGGTTGGGTCTTTTCGCTCAATCTCTCCGCGCTCTCCGTACCATTGAATGGCATGTACAGAGTCCTCAATCCAAGAAAGATTCAAGTTGCTGTAGCCCTCACCGTCAACACAAACCGAGCCATCTTCAGGAATAATTGTTACTCTCATTCTTTCACCTCTATTACTTTGATTGATGGGTTGGCGTGCTGCATAGTCGCCAGTAAAACGTGCTGCGAGTTTTCGTTGGACTTAACCATCTCGTTGCGGAACGACTCAACGGCAGCACCTGTTTGACGCTGCTGCTGGCTGTTCTCAATCATCAAAACTGGAAGCCAAGCGACTGAACAACCGTAGTCGTCTATCTCTTCACCAGTGTTTGGGTTTGTGCCGCGAACCTTCATAAACCAAGCGCAGTCAAGCTGACGGCACGGGTTGAATCCATCCAGTGGGCAGTTGGCTTTTGGTTCCAGCTTCATGTTCAATTCTTGGTGGCAATGATGACATCAACATATTGCACTGCAAAAGATGGCAGGCTGTGGTTGTGCGACGCGCCGCCACCAGTTGCGTTAGAAGTCCATGTCCCGCCGTCTGCCGCGTTTTTTAATGAATATTGCATATAAAGTGTTGATTGGTTAAGGTTGGTTGAAGTTGCTGCTGTGTGGCTGTGGCTTGGAATCTGCGCGATAGTCAGTGTGGTTGCGCCAGCAGAAAGCCCAGAAGCAAACGCGGTCGTAAACGCTACGCTACCGCCAGAACTTGCAGTTCCAGACACAACCCGCAGGGCTTTGTTGTCATGGGTTGTTGATTTTGTCCAGCCGGTTGGCGCAGCCGTTTGCACGAACATCATTGCTGTGCCTGATGGAAAAGCGCTAGGAGAGGCTCCCGAAGAAGCTGATGTTAATCGTCCTTGTGAATCAACGGTAATACTGGCATATGTGTACGAACCTGCTGTAACTGCTGTATTAGCCAAAGATACCGTACCTGTGGTGGTTATAGGCCCTCCGGACAACCCAGTACCTGTAGCCACGGAAGTAACAGAGCCGTTGCCTGTACCTGCGCCTAAGTTTAACCGAGCCGTTACTGCATTTGTCGCGCCTGTTCCTCCATTAGCTATAGCGACAGTGCCCGTCACGTTAGACGCATTACCCGAGACAGAACCTACAATAGTGTTAGAGAAAGTCTTAACACCTGTGATAGTCTCAGCACCTGTGATATGAACTAGGTTAGCAGGATCAATGCTAGCAGCACTAGCAGCAGCCGAAGAAGCACTTGTAGCTGCATTCAAGGCATGATACTTAGCTGAATACTCATCACCAGCTACAGGGCCAGAGGTCTTCGTAGCCCAATCCTGAGCAGACTCAGCAGCAGCAATAGCGGTAACTGAAGCAGCTTCTGCATTAGTCTCGGCTAACTCTGCATTTGTCTCTGCAAGCTCTGCGTTGGTTTCCGCCAACTCAGCATTGGTCTCAGCAGCCAGAGCAGCATCACGAGCAGCCTCAGCAGCTACTTTAGCAGCTTGTGCTTGTACTAAGAATTCTTGATATTCTGTAGTATCTACTTCAGAGGAAGCAGAACCTGTTCCTCCCGGCCCTCGGTAGATGGTCATACAATTATTCCTCGGTAGAGATTGCTTTACGTTTCTTAGGTGCTACTTCTTCAGCAGCGGGTTCTTCCAGCGGAGCGTCTAGCACTTCGGTGTATTCAGTATGCTTTTGCATGGTCAGAATGTCATGCTCAGTTGTGAACTCTACGATATTGCCTGTGTGTTGACACTTGAATTTAGCCATGATGATAATTCTCCTTTGTGTAATACTCAAGGAACGAGTACTATAGAAAGGAGACCCCCGAAGGGGCCTCACTTAACGCTTACGCGGGAACTGCCAGAGCCACGGCAGAGAAATCGCGGAGTTCTGCTGCGCCAAACAATGTATCAGCGGTCAGCAATGTACCCAGAAATTCTTGCTTATATTGTGATTGCGTACGGATACCCTTCTGCTCAACGAACACTGCGAAGTCACGGTGACCCATCAGTGCGATACGGGTAGCAGTGGAACCGCTAGTGGTATCAGCGTTGGTGGTGACATACACGGGGATACCGTACACGTTACCAATT